ATCATCTCAGGTGCAAACCATCGAAGACCTCCGCCGCGAAGTCGCCCGCCTACGCCAAGAAATAACAAAATTAAAATCTTAAAATCGTAACAATAAAGTACAATAATATGGAAAACATCATCATGTTAATTATCGCTATAGTAATAGCAACAATCTGGTATGCCATAAACGAAAATAAGAAAAGGGAGCGAGCACAATCAAATACTCATATAGCAAATAAACAAGCGCATCAACATACACCAAAAGTTGAAGTACAGGAATTAAAGTTTTTCTGTGTAAAAGACAAAGGCTATCACGTCAGCGTATGGCCGAATGTTCAAGGCTATCAAAATCTTGATTATATAGAATTCCAGATTGCAGGCATATCGCACTATAAGGCCACTGCCATGAAGCACCTCGGTGAGTCGCTTGCCATTCTTGCCGCAGAGCCGGACCATCCCTATGACACTAACGCCATCCGCATCCTGACATCCGACTGGCAACTCCTCGGCTACGTCCCCCGCGACATGACAGAAGAAATTCGTCGCAACACAAGCCTCTCCTGCCCCTGCTTCATCTACATCGGCTACCGTCCCGACAAAGACACCTTCTTCACCGACGCATATATGAAGATTTCATTATCCAAATCATAACCCAACCAAAAAAGAACAACAAAAATTACAAACCGTTTCCCCACTTTTCCGCTTGCCCATATCATTTCCAAGCACTTAAACCATGCATCATAACCCCATCCGGATCACATGTAATGTAATAAATGACGCCTCAAAATATCAAGGAAGCGCGATAAACAGGGCGATTGAGTAGGTTAAGCCAACAAAACAAAAAAGGACAAAAAGGTACAATTACGGCGAAGTGCTTTCCAAATGTTTCCCCAGGCGGGAAACGGTGGGGAAACAAAAAACTAAAAGCTATGATTACCAGTTCTATTGTATTTGATCATCGAGGACGCACCAAGAAAGGTGCTGAAGGGCCTCTTGAGATTCGTGTGACTGCCAACCGCCGCTCATATTATATAAATACGGGTGTGCGTGTGCGTGCGCGTCAATGGACGGACCGCATCATCAATCATCCGCAGGCGGACACGCTTAACGAGCAACTCGCAATCCTGCTGCGCAAAGTCGGCAAGGAAGTCAATGCCGCACTTAATGCTAACCGAGACGTGGACGTGGCAGACATCCGCAAGAAAATATATAGTGCTACGTCTGAAGATGAAGTCCTTCCGTGGATGCGGTCGGAGATTGAGCGACTTGGCGTCGTTGACGGAACGCGCAAACACTATGTCAGCCTTGTCAAGCGGCTGGAGGAATTCGAGCTTATCCGTGACTGGTGCGATGTGACGGTAGATAACATCTACAAGCTGGATGCGTGGCTTCGGAAGAAGAATGGCAGAAATGGGAAAATGACTGGCGGTGCTGTATATAATTATCACAAGTGCCTTCGTTCATTGCTTAGGCGTGCAGAACGTAGTGAACTAATTGCCATCAATCCTTATAACAGACTTCGTGGGGTGTTCTCGAAGGGCGACCGAGAGAATACTGAATATTTGACAGAAGAGGAAATGCAACTAATAATGAAGTTCACGCCTGCACCAGGCTCGTTCATGGAGAGAGCTCGCGACCTCTTCATCTTCCAGATGTTCACTGGGCTGTCTTATTCGGATGCTCAGGCTTTCGATCTATCGGCATATAAGAAGATCAAAGGAAAATGGTGCGCTATAGGTTCTCGCATTAAGACAGGTGTTCCATACGTCAACCAGTTGCTGCCTCCGGCGGTTGAAGTGCTGGAGAGGTACGGCATGAATGTCCCGAAGATGACGAATCAGGTGTATAATCGGGAGTTGAAGATGGTCGGGCAGGCCGCAGGCATTACCTTCCCGCTGCACTCCCACCTTGCTCGCCACACCTTTGCAACTTATATGCTGGCACACGGCGTGAAGATAGAGAACCTTGCAAAGATGCTCGGACACGCTAATATCAAGCAGACGCAACGGTATGCCAAGGTGCTTGCTCAGTCTGTGCGTGATGAATTCGATAAAATAGAAGAACTTCTAAAAAAGAAAATATATGAAAAAGATTGTTAGTATTATGGCCGTCGCCTGTGCGCTCGTTGGGTGTCAGAAGACGGAAATTGCGCCGGAGGCTGCCGCCCCGGAGGAATGGGGAATCATCAACCACAACGAATGTAAACAGTTTACGTTTACCGTCAAGGGTGACTTCGGTGCTGCTGCCTTTTCGCGCGCTTACCTGACAGCCGATGGGCAGGACATGACCGACCTCTGGGTGTTCGACTATATGAATGGGGGGTGCGTGCAATCGCTGCACCAATCGAAAACCGATGAAGGCTGGGGACAGCCGAAGATGTCGCTCCGGTATGGCAAGCATCATGTCTATTTCGTGGCGTCGCGCGGTGAGGGTGCGACGTTAGACGAAGACGGACATACTATAATATGGACGGGTCCGAGGGACACCTTCTGGAAAGATTATGAGGTCGGTGTAGTCAGCACAAGCAATGGAAATCGAGCTGTGACGCTCGACCGCATAGCAACAAAGGTGCGCATCATCGTTAATGATGAAGTGCCACCCGAATGTGCGGAGGTAATCGTCACACCCGCACGGTGGTACTATGGCTGGGACTATGTGAATGGCGAGGCCGTGGCGATGCAACAGACTGAGCGACGTGTGACAGTTCCCGCATCTTATGTCGAAACGAGCGGGCAACTTGCTGTCAGCCTCTTCGGTCTGAGTGGGCAGGATGAGTGGGTAACGAACATCGGCATCAAGGCTCAAGATGCCGATGGCAGTGTCATTGGCTCGGCATCCATTACGGGTGCGCCGTTCAAGTCCAACCGCAGCACTGAATATAGCGGCAATCTGTTCGGGAGCGCATGGGGTCTTGATGTTAACGTCGATGGTGCATGGGAAATCTCGCATATTGGGACTTGGTAACGGACAATGAAAGGTGGGAAGACTTATTGCTCCCACCTTTTCCTTGTTTCGCCAAGCATCTCCCTCAGAGCTTCCACTTCATCTTCGTCGACCTCTGGCAAGTCGTCGTTGTCGTCATCATCATTGGCAGCCTTCATCTTGTCGAAGTATAGTGGCATCCATTCGCTCGGTTTTTGCTTGGAGCCGCTCATGCAGTGGAAACTTCCATACGCTTGCAATCGCTGAAGTTGATATGACAAGATGTTCCGTCGGTAGAAGCCACGTCTGATGAGATAAATATCGCAGAATGACATCTCATAGAGATATTCATTGCGGTCGCGGCCAATCGTGCCCACAATCTCTTGAAAGAGGTCGTGGGCAGTTATGCGTTTTTTTTCTTCTTCCTTTCCTCATCTTCTTCGTCTTTGTCTGGCTTGACTACAGACGGGAGTGCATACCAAGCAGCTCGCAGTTCAAGCACCGTTTTATACAATGCTACGAGTTCAGCTGACGTGGCATCTGTGAGAATCTCCGTGACAGTCAGAGGCACGTCGGAGCCTTCGCGCAAGTACGCGGCAAGCATGGCTCCATACGAAAGCCTGAAAATATCATTCTGTGCGTGGAAGTCTATGTCTGAGATGCTTTTGTCCGAGAGTTTCTCGAATGTTGTCTCGGCCGCGGCACAATAGCGGACTTTCACTTCTCTGCCGCAAATGGTGATTGTCGATTCGTTGTTCATAGTTCTTTGAGTTTTTGTAGATATTCAGGGAAAATGTGGGTCAACTGGTTGTGCATCCATTCGTATCGGTCTTCATTGGTCTTGAACAATGCGACCTCTTGATTGGCTCCAATCACGTAAGGGTAGTTACGTTGCTGAAGGCAGCGATATGTGCATTCAGCCATAATGCCGAAGGCAAATTGCCATGTTTCGTCACTCGTCGGGCAGACGGTCATGAAACGTTTCCTGTCGAAGAAATGCTCATCTGTGAAGGTGTGTGCAGGGTAAAGCGTGCCGGCCGCACCGCTTGCCGGAATGGCGAGCTTGGTTACTTTCCCCGGCTGTGTGTTGTATTCGATCGTATATTCGATGAAGTCTCCCTTGATAGCCAGGTGTGAGTTAGATTGCCCGTAGAGAATGTCATTCGGAAACCTAATGTTTTCTTCAATAAACTCTCTGAGCCAGCCGCATTCCTGTCTGTTGTCGTCGTCAACAACGAGGATTGCATTGTCTGGATATTTCTCAATGACGGGAATGAGCTTCTTGTGGCTCTTGATGTTTCCCTTGTCAATGATCACCTCCACGCCCATCTTCTCCATTTTGTCGATGAGTCGGCACGCCTCACTACGATGCTCGGATGCGCACACTTCTTCTTCGCTCAATACGAGCACGCAGTGCACAGCATCTTGCAATTCTTCTTCGTCGCGTTGCGTGACTATTTCTTTCATCGCTATGGCCGCCGAGCGGAACCTCGGCGGCCAAGTTGTCATGCTTACAATCAGCTTAGGCATCATTAACTCGGCACCGAAATGTCTCCATATACGGCGATTGTTCCATTGAACGTTGCGTTCTGCCGGTTCTGGCCGTTGGCTGACAGATTGGTAATTTTTCCTTTCCCAGAACACAGTTCTGTTGTGTACTGTCTGTTATTAGCTCCATGCACATAGACCAATGCCCAGAATATAGGTTCATCTTCCATTTCTGTCAGGAATTTCTCGAAGCGGGCGCCAAGCTGGTCGTCGCCTTGAAGCTCTGTTACGGCAAGCAGAGCCTCGAATTGGATCTCGCCTGATCTTTCAACAAGTTCGTATTCCATCCAGTTCTGCCCAGTTGTGGCATCGGTACTGTCCTTCGTTGTGCTGTCCTCCAGCTGCGCAGAGAAATGCGCAGTGAGACTTTTGGCCATGGTTACATAAAAATTTGCCGCTGACCCATCATGACTGCCAATCATGAGTCTTAAATGTTGTCCTCTGTCCATTGTAGTAGTTTTTTAGTTGAGTGCGCCATTGCCAGTATACTGGCAGCTTACCGAGATAGGCTGCCGGTCGTTGGCGGTTATTGTTACGTCATTAAGGAAAGCGCGGCCAGAGCGTGCAAATGCTGCATTTGCTGCCGTCCTGTTATTCGTTGATCCTCCGTCGCTTATTGTCTGGTCCCAGCCCACGAGTTCGTTTCCCGGGTCGAAACTGTTAAACCTATCGAGGATGTTTCTCAGGTAGTCGACATCGGCGGCCTGAGATTCAACTTGGACATTCCAGCTCTTGGTCACAATCTGGTCCTGCTTCCAGTTGCCGTCCACGTCCTTACTCCCGGCAGATTCCGTGTTCGATTGAATACTCACCGTGCAGTTTGTTTCCTCCGGCACGGCTTGGGCTTCAGTCTTGCCGTTGACAAAGATTCGGAAGTTCTGCCCCTTGATTCTTTTTACAGCCATTGTGATTTAGTTTTTGTGGTGAAACTGATGGTGGCTCGGAAAATATCTGGTTCCCCGATTCCACCCTGATGATACTCTATGAAGCCGCCGTGCGCCAGGAGGCCGTCTTGCTTGGCCTGCGCGCGGAGGTCGTCTAACTGCTGCTTAACAGCATTCCTGGTTGCTCCTGTCACAGTGATAGGTTCACCTACAACAATGTTCTGTGAAGCAACAATGGTTTCTTCGTTTTGTGCCATAGCTTATTTTGTTTATTGATTGGTATCACATTGATAGGTAAGAAACTGATAGCAGCATGGCTTGTCGGGGTCATAGTCCACGCGGCCCGCAGAGAACTGCCAGCCGATGGGGGTCAGCGGTTCGCCTTGGTGTGCTTCCCAATAGTCGCAAAGGGTCTGGC